GTGCCGGGAACGCGGCCCGCTCCGCCTCTTACTTTTGAAGAAGCATTTGCCCCTATCGCCGCTGTCGGAACTGGCGTAGCTGCGGCGGGAGCAGGCGCGGGCGCCCCGTCAACTACCGCGCCAGAAGTCGCGCCAACTGAAAATCAAATTATTGTACGCGCACCAGAAACTCTACCTATTTCAGACAATATTCTTGCGACGGTTCCTTTAGCCACGCTACCAACAGAAACATTGCCGTTAACTGAAAATGAAATCATAGTGCGCCCACCCACGCCAGAAACTCTACCTATTTCAGACAATATTCTTGCGACGGCTCCTTTGGTCACACTGCCGACAGAAACTCTGCCGCTTACGCCAGAGACAGGCAACAGCCTGCTCGACGAAATCATTAAATACTACAGCCTCGGCTCTATCGGCCTCGACGCTTTGGGCGGGGCGCTGGGTCTTGGTGGCGGCGGCGGCGGAGGCCAAGCTGCCGCGCCGTATGTTTCGCAACTTGGGCCTATGCCGACGTTTACTCGTGGCGGGTTCCAGCCATATACCGGCGACTATGAAACCTACGGCTTTGGACCAGAGTTTAACTTCTTTGGCGGCCCCGCGCCGATTACCCCTACTGCGCCAGCGATGGGTGTACTTGGACCTAACACTCCAGTAGACACAACACTCATATGACCAAAGAAGAAATTATAGCGAAAGCTAATCACGCCAAGCGTCTTTTGGAGGACGAGGTGCTGCTCGATGCGTTCAGCACTGTTGAGGAGGATATATTCAAGGAATGGCGTTCGTCCGAAGTCAATGACTACGATAAACGAACTGATCTATTTCTTACGCTCAAATGCCTTGAGCGTCTGAAAGCCCGACTCCGGGCAATCCTCGATGACGGAACTATTGCGTCGAGGAGTTGAACTACACTATGAAAAGGTGATATATGGCGATTGAAGACGGCAACCCCCAAGGCGGGATCGGCCTTCACGAAGCAACTCTTGCCATCAGCAATTTGCTTGGCCCCGAACAGGACAACCAGGAAGAAGCTGAGGCGCTAGATCAAGAAGAAGCTGAAGAGCAGGAGCTTGATCGGGAATCTGAGACTGAAGAAGTCGAAGAGTACGAAGAAGAAACTGAGTACGACGAGGCTGACGATGTTGAAGATTCTGAATCTGACGACGAGGAAGTTGAAGAAGAAGCTACGCAGGAACTTTCAGAAGACCTTACCCTCAAGGTTAAAGTTGATGGGGAAGAGATGGAAGTCACCCTTGCCGAACTTCGGAACGGCTATTCTCGAACCGCAGATTATACGCGGAAAGCTACCGCTCTGGCCGAGCAGCGCAAGTCGCTTGAAGCTGAAGTGGAAGCCATTCGTGCGGAACGCACTCAATACGCGCAACTACTGCCGATCCTGCAACAGCAGATTCAGCAGCAGAACGCGGCAGAGCCTGACTGGGATACTCTTTATGATGAAGACCCCATTGAGGCTGCTAGATTGGAACGGCATTGGCGTAAAACCAAGGATGAACAAACGCAAAGGCTGGCCGCTATTCAGGCCGAGCAGCGGCGTCTCACCGAGGAAGAAACCAAGCAGCGTACACAGCAGATGCAAGCGGTTATTCAAGCCGAACGTGCCAGACTCCCTGAAGTCATTCCTGAATGGAAAGATCAAGAGACGATGATGCGGGAAGCCCAAGAACTGCGGGAATGGGCGACATCGAACGGACTAACTGAGCAGGATGTTAATTCTCTCACACAGGCCGCTCATATTGCTCTTGTTCGTAAAGCGATGCTGTATGATAAGGGTGTTAAGAACGTGGAAAAAGCGAAACAACCGGCCAAGAAAAAAGCTCGTGTTGTCCGCCCAGGTTCCAGCAACTCTTCTGCAAAGTCCGGTTCCGTTGATATTAAGAGAGCGTCCAAGCGTCTCGCACAAACTGGTCGCGTCGCTGACGCCGCCAAACTCTTGGATAAACTCATTTAGGGACTTTTAGTTATGGCTATTGTAGCAAACACCTTCACCCGTTATTCGGCTGTTGGTATTCGTGAAGACCTGTCGAATGTCATCTACAACATTTCGCCAGAAGAAACTCCGTTCATCTCGAACATCGGTCGCGAGAACGTCAAGAACACCTACTTTGAATGGCAGACTGACAGCCTTGCTGCTGCTTCGGCTTCTAACGCTGCTCTTGAAGGCGACGACGTTGCTTCGTTCACTGCTGTTAGCCCGACCTCGCGGATCGGTAACTACACACAGATCAGCACCAAGAACGTCGTTATTTCGGGTACGCTCGAAGCTCTCGACAAAGCTGGTCGTCGTAGCGAACTGACATATCAGCTTGCAAAGCTGGGTTCTGAACTGAAGCGTGACATGGAGAGCGCACTGCTCGCCAACCAGTCGCCAGTAGCAGGTAACACCACTACGGCTCGCCGTACTGCTGGTCTGCCGGCTTTCATCAAAACCAACACCGACTTCGGTACTGGTGGCGCTGACACGGCTGGTATCGCTGCTCGTACTGACGGTACGCAGCGTGCTTTCTCTGAAGCTCTGCTCAAAACCGTGATCGCTGAAGTCTGGGAATCGGGCGGCACTCCGAAGATGCTCATGGTTGGCTCGCACAACAAGCAAGTTGCTTCGGGCTTCACCGGCATCGCGACTCGCTTCCGTGACGTTCCTGCTGGCCAGCAGGCGCAGATCGTTGGCGCAGCCGACGTTTATGTATCGGACTTCGGTACTGTGAACATCGTGCCTAACCGCTTCCAGCGCGCTCGTGACGCTTTCGTCGTTGATCCGCAGTATGCGTCGATGGCTGTTCTGCGTCCGATCCAGCAGATGGAACTGGCGAAGACCGGCGACGCCGAGAAGCGCCTGATGCTCGTTGAGTACGGCCTGAAGGTTAACAACGAAGCCGCACACGGCATCGTAGCTGACCTTACCACGTCGTAATTGACATATAGGCGGGGGCGGGTTTAGGCTCGCCCCCTAACCTATAGGAGTATTCCATGTCTAAGCGCCTTATTTCCGACGACAAAGCTACCGGGATCAAGACATATCTTGATTACGACGGCACCGATGACAACGCCACTATTGTCAAAGAGCAGGATGTCACGAACATCGTCGATTACAACAAGGCTGCGTTTGACGCCGCGCCGAAACGGTGGGGCGACTTTACTCATGTAGGCCGCATTCCGATGACGGTTTACAACGAACTTAAAGAGAAGGGCATTCTGGACGACCAACAAGAGTTGGTGAAGTGGCTGAATGATCCTAACAACGCCATGTGGCGTACACGACCAGGGAATGTCTGATGGCGATTACAACCTACGCAGAACTTAAATCTGCCGTCGCTGATTGGCTCAATCGGGACGATCTTGACGCCGTTATTCCCAATTTCATTTCGCTTGCCGAAGCGCACTTTAACCGCACCATGCGCCATCGTAAGATGGTGACGCGGTCTGATGCTACGCTCGACACGCCATATTTTGCGGTGCCAGCGGACTGGCTGGAGAACATTCGGTTCCAGTTGAACACGAACCCTGTTACGCCACTGCTGTATGTAACGCCGGAACAAGCCGCAGAGGAACGCCAGAAATATAACGCATCTGGCCAACCACTATTCTTTTCTATGGTGGGAGAGCAGTTCCAAGTCGTGCCGTCGCCTGACACTAGCTACGACGCCGAACTACTTTATTACGCCAAGATTCCGGCACTGTCGGACGCCAACACAACGAACTGGCTTTTGACAGAAAGCCCAGACGTATATCTTTACGGCTCGCTGGTTCAATCTGCGCCGTATCTTAAAGAAGACGAGCGAATCTCTGTCTGGGCGGGGCTGTATCAGCAGTTTGTTGATGATATGATGCTGGCCGATGAACGCGCCCGTATTGGCTCGTCTAAACTTAAAGCTCGCTTCCGCACATTTGGTTAGGGGTCAACGCCGTGTCTTTTTCTAATTATCTTGAGAACAAAGTTCTCGATCATGTTTTCGGTGGCTCGGCGTATACTGCTCCGGCCACTCTTTATGTCGGTCTGTTTACTAGCGATCCTGGCGAAGGTGGTGGCGGCACAGAAGTTAGCG